CTTCAAGCCTGGACAGCGGTGGGACTTCCTTTTCCACTTGCAAACTTGAGACAGCTTCGGGAACGGTAGTGCTGGCGGTTTGCAGCGATGCACAGCCGCTAAGCATGATGACTGCAAAGCAAAGTAATGTTTTCATTTAGCTACCTGTATCAAGGTTTCGCCCTGTTGCTGTCGGGCGCGGTTAAAGATCACGGTTATGTCGGTGTGTGAGGCTTTGGTAGGCGTAAATTTGCCGTCGAGGATGTAGAGATTACGTTCCCGCAGGTACTCAATGCAGCCCTTGCGTTTTTCGTCATATCGGCGTGGATCGTGTGGCTTCCAGTTCGATACGTCTATCAGATCAGGCTGCAATGCGTCGTAAGTCATCAGCCAGTTAATTGCATCAGCTATTCTCATCGTCATCCTCCGGTAAGAACCTGCGTCGAGCAGGGTTGTTTTGCCAAAAGTAAAGATTGAATCGAAAATTGCGGCGTTGCTCTGCGGTGATGGTATTGGTGAAGTAATTCGGCGATTCGTCCCACATTGCTTTTATCAGTTGTTTTTTGAACCGTTCTCCATCCATGCCGATCATTTCGACGTAGTGCTGTGCGCCATCCATTAAAAACATCATTGCATCGATGGCTTCGTCTTGCGCTACGTCTACCTTATGCCGTTCCGGGCCTTTGCGTTTGACCGGCTTAAGACACGCATCAAGCACCGCAAGACTTACGACGTTTGCAAGCAACTGTGTGCAGGCTATGGTTTGAGCTTCTTCATCCATTGTCGTTTTCTTTCACAAAGATGCCGTCAACCATTTTGCCTTTGCGGTAGCGAATTTCCTGCCACACAAGATCAAGGCATTCTTCAACTGGCATATCAATCTGCGCGGCAATGATAGTTAACACGACCATAATGTCGCCAATTGAATCAACGACGCGATCTATGTCATTGCGAGCAACGCCAGCAGCAAGTTCGCCGGATTCCTCAAGCAGCTTGACCACTTGCGCTTGCAGGGTGCTACCTTTGACGAGGTTGCGATCATTTGCCCATTCACGAATTTTTCCAAAATAATCGTAGTCCATTGTTGTTCCTTAAATTGGTGGGGTACTCACTATGCTGACTGCGCTCGGCCGCGTGGTCGCAACCCCATGCCAGCAGCAGCTTTCCCCCGTTGACTAGAAAGGGATGTCGTTATCTAAGTCCGACATATCGCCAGCTTTCTTTTGTTTGGGCTGGTCTTTGTTTTTGTGCTGCATACTGCAAGACATGAACTTGCCTTTCGCGCCCTCACGAATCCAAGCTGATACCCATACAGGTTCGCCGTTCATGTCCAGTCCATCGCCGCGATAGTCGGGATGATTTTCTGCCTCTTTTTTCAAGTTTTTGAACAGCGTGAAGCTGCCGGGTTTCGGTATGTAAGCCATCATTTCTTCCTTATGTTGTCAATCATTTCATTTGCTTCATTTAGGAACTGCTTTACTGCTTCTTCGATTTCCTCGATGCGTTTCTCATCGCGGTCGAACCTATGCACAAATAACTGTAGATCGTCGGGTAGTCGCGGATCGTAAGATACAAAGTCGCACCATTCCCGACCTGTGCAAGCCATTTGCCACAGCATCTGATTTTCGTACTGGCGAGGCTGTTTCTTGTCGATCAGCGTTTGCAGGTGCGTAGCCGTCTTAGGGCACTTGATTTCCACTAGGCCATTGGTAGACACCAGTCCATCAGGTGAAGCTGCGCCGCGCTCAATTGTTGGATGCAGCACGATTCCGATTTCGTCCACCGTCCAATCGCAAGCCAGTTCGTACTCGGCGCGGGCAAACTTTTCTTGCTCCGTCCCCCATTGCATTGCAGCATTTGTAAAGCCGGATTCCTGCGGTTGACCCGTCAGAATCTCAGCCACAATTTGCGCCCTGTAATCCCGGTAAGCTGCGGTGGTCTTAGCCGCCATCACATCGCTGATTCGGCTAGCTGTGACCTTACCGGCGCGAGCGGCAAGCCATTCGGGGCTACCCTGCGGCATTGACAAAACTTTCATGCTGCCTCCAGTTCGGCTTTGCGGGAATTCTTGGCAGCAACAATTTTTTGCATTGCGTCGGTATCTTCAACATTTTTTGCAGCGCGATATGCTTGCGCGTAGAACAGTTTCAATTCATCTGCTGTGTTAGCTGTGTTGATTGCTTCAAGTAGCTGTGGCAACGAATCTAAGCGTTTCTGAGGGGTATCCTTGCCACTCGCTGCGTTGCCATCATCATCTTCCGGCGCGACACCGCAGGCAGCGGCAAGGCTATACCTGCGGGCATACGTCAAAGCACTACCGTAGCCTTGGGCATCAACCTTGCTGACCGGCAAGTTAAGCACCCCACAAGAGAGCCACTCACCGGATGCGTGGAGCAAGATCGTCTCGACGCGCACTTCGTCCCTATCGGACGGCTCAACCCGCTGAATGTAGCTTAGTCCGCATTGACCGAATGCAGGACGGATGGCTTCGACCACCGAGGACAGGTCGGCGTATTTGGATTTGAAGAAAGGATTGTTACTATCCTTGATTGCGCCTTTGATGTTCATTTGCGCCATTGCCAGCGCGGTCGCAAGATTTGCGATGGATTCGGATTTGTTCATGCCAATACCCCCGTAACGATCAGTAAAAAAATGATGGTGAAGCCGATTGCTACCGCGCGGTCGCCGTTCATGTGCCTTGCCTCAGTCGGCGTGAGAAAACGTCATAGTCGTAGTCGCCGCGATCTACCCAACGCTCCCATTCCCGCGTCTTGTCCCAATCGTCCATCGTGGCTTCCGGCAGCGCCCAATGGATTCCTTCGGGCTTGCACGTTCCCCAAGCAGCACGCTCAAGGTTGCAGAACGTCGGCAGCACGCTTCCGCTGATGGGCGAGAATTGCGGCTTGCGTGTGCATTCGGATGCCTCGATGTTGTCGGCGTTTTTCTTGTAGTGCTTGCAATGTTTGCAGAGGTTCATGGTGTCTCCTGTTGTTGTCAATTGGTTACTGCAAGACGGACTTTACTCACCTAATTGCTACTTGTCAACAACTGTTGCAAAGGAAAATTGTAAAGTAATGTTAACTAATGCAACGGCGCTTGACAAGATAGCTTTGCACAGGATACGATACTTTGCAAGTTAACTTACAGGAGGCAGTATGAAAGTTCAGCAGGCAGAGCAGCATTTTGGCAATCGGCGCAAATTGGCCGAGGCGTTGGGCATTACGAGCCAGGCAGTTAGCCAATGGGCTAAACGGGGGCAGATTCCCGAGGGCATGGCGTACAAGCTCCAAGTCATTACCGGCGGGGCGCTGATGGTCAATCCTGTGGATTACATTCCCGTCGAGCAGCTCGTTGCTGAGATCGTCCCGCAGCAGTAGTTGACAAGGTGGCTTAACTGTGCCATTCTATCCGTGTCCGAGAGAAAGATCGGGCCACGCCGGAAGCGTGAAATGACTCTGCGAATAAACCCATCTACGCATGGGCTTCGTCGTTCGAGAGCGTTGGTAGAGTCTGCTCACTTCCGTCGAGGTCTGAAGCCCAGCCGTAGGTGGGTTTTTCTTTTGGACTACACCGCATTGGGCAATGAGAGCAACAGCGATGCGAGTGGAAAGTGCTACTGGTGGCTAAGGTCTGCAACAGCACGCAGAGAGGTGGCGAAGATAGTGCCTCTGACCGAAAGACTGTCGCGTGTCGCGGCTCCGAAGAGCAGACTAAAGGGCGTACTGGCTAAGGCTACGTGCGCTCACCAAAGAGCAGATAGATACTACTAGGAGAAGCTATGAGTGACTTGTTCGGTGATAAAGCGTTCGATTGGAAACAAGAATGGCAAGACATGCCTGAGTTCGTGCAAGAGAACTTACGTTCCATTCATCAAGTAACAATCAACTTTCTTACCGTCGAAGACATGAATGAGTTTTCTGAATTGATAGGTCGTCGGATCACGTTCACCACTAAGAGCGTTTTGTACCCCGTACAAGAGAAATCTGAAAAGCGTGTTTATGTTGATGAAGCCTAAGCATCCTATCTACATCATCAGCAAGGGTCGTTCTGACTCTCGTCTGACGAGCAAAGCACTTGAGCGCATGAACGTTGACTATCGCATCGCAGTAGAACCGCAAGAGTTCGATGCTTATGCAGCAGTCATTGAACCGAGAAAAATCTTAGTGCTACCGTTCAGCAATCACGGACTTGGCTCTTACCCTGCTCGCAATTGGTGTTGGGAACATTCAATCTCGCAAGGTGCGACATGGCATTGGATCATGGACGACAACATTGACGGGTTTGTTCGTATGAACAACAACAAGAAAACACCTTGTCGATCACCTGCAATTTTTCGAGCTTGCGAAGACTTTGTTGAGCGTTATGAAAACGTAGCACAAGCAGGATTGCAATACAGGTTTTTTGGTGGCGGTCAGAGAGAACCTGTTCCTGCATTTCGTTTGAACACTCGGATTTTTTCTTGCATCTTGATTCGTAATGACGTTCCGTTTCGATGGAGACTGAAATACAACGAGGACGTTGATTTGTCGTTGCAGATGTTAAGCGCAGGTTGGTGTACGGTTTTGTTTCACGCATTTATGCAAAACAAAGCAGCAACGTTGACTGTGAAAGGGGGTAACACGGAAGAGTTATACGATAACGGTAACAAGACAAAAGAAAAGTCACAAATGCTCGTCGATACATGGCCCCACATGGCTAGTCTTGTCATGCGCTACGGTCGTTGGCATCATCGCGTTGATTTTGATGTGTTCAAGCGAAACAGACTCATCAAGAAGAACGTGGTTGTTCGTGAGGGCGTTAACAACTACGGAATGAAGTTAGTCGCACAATAAGGAGCAACAATGTTTGACGATTTCTACGCCAAATACCCAAAAAAAGTAGCGCGTAAGGATGCACAAAAAGCCTACGCACGATTGACTGCTGAACAGCAACAGAAAGCATTAGCGGCTATCGACGATCATGTGCGGATGTGGGCGGCTGAAGGACGAGACAAGCAATACATTCCACACCCTGCAAGCTGGTTGAATGGTGAACGATTCGATGATGAAATTTCAATGCCTGAACCGAAAGTGGTGAACTGGTGGACAAGCGATCAACTGACAATGGAACACGGCAGGAAGATCGGAGTACCGGCAAGACCGGGCGAGGATATGTTCCAGTATCGCTTGCGGTTACGGGCCGCGTAACGTGGCAAGAAAGAGTTGCAACAGTAGTGCGCGTGCAAGGTATGACGCGAGAAGATCGGGCAGCAGCTATGCCCGAATCAGCGGCAATTGTGAGGGCGTTTGCGGCTGAGTTTCAAGTAGTAGAAGTGAGGGCAACCGAAAATAACCTTTTTTACGAATGGATAAAAAAATGATGCTAGATAAATGGTTTCCCAACTTGCACTTTCCGCGTGTACGCAACACCGATCCTGATACCAGCCATGCAGCAGCGGATCAGGCAGCAGACCTAGCCACCAAGCATCACGGCATCATCCTAGCGGCGCTACACATTCCCGGCACTATCTACGACATAGCCGCCCGCACAGACTTAGACCACAACGCAGTTGCTAGGCGCATGAGCGAACTAGAGCGGCTGGACTTGGCTTACACCAATGGCAAAAAGAAAGGCGCGAGCGGACGTATGTGTCGCGTATGGGTGCGGAAATGCTAGTCCAACTGCTTGAACCTGACCCGATCCTGCTTGATGACCCTGTGCGCCCCAATATCAGCCCTAGGCGGCGCATCAAAGGTAAAAATCGTGGCGTTTATGCGTGGGTAGAAAATCGGCAGATATGCGCGATTGTCTGCGTTAGTCAACCGGAATCAATGCCAAAAACAGAGCGCGAACTTTTCGTCAACGACTGGCAACCATCTTATTGGTTGGTGTTGTATTCGGTTTGGTCGTACAAGCCCGGATGCGGCAGCAAGCTAGTGAATGCGCTGGTTAAAGAAATCAGAAAACAAGGATGGTTTCGCATCGTCACTATGTCACCGCAGACTGAGATGGCAAGGCAATTCCACCTAAAGAACGGCGCAAAGCTGCTGCAAGAAAACAAGACAACGGTGAACTATGAATATTGAGCACAGAAAATGAGACACGAAAACATTGACTATACAAAGCGTTATGTGGAAGTCGGTCAACCAGTGGCGGTGTATCCGTTTAAACATCGCGGCAAACCTTTTGTTGGAATTGTTGAAAAGATAACGAAAAACAAATTTGGAAGGGTGTCATATGTAGTAAACGGAATAAATGTTTTTACAGAAGAATTATTCCCGTCTAAGAACCAGCGAAAGATGAAGCTGCCTTACTTTAGACCAATAAAACAACGGTGAACTATGAATACTGATACTAAAGAACTTGTAAAAAAGGTGTTTGGTAAATATGCCTTGATGATTCGCAAAGCTCACGGACATTGGGCATTTTCAGATGAAGAACTGGAACAATTTGTAAACATGATCCGATCCGATGAGCGCGAGGCGTGTGCGAAGGTGTGCGACAGATTCGCAGCGCGGCAAATGCACCCTGCGGAATGCGCCTCCGCAATCAGAGCAAGGGGGAATGAATGAATGACCGCACCCTAGATCAAAACGCCGCGCAATGGCCTATTCTCGAAGCCTGGGCTAAGCAGAAAATATGGGTGGTGAACGGCGCAAAAACGCGCATGAGCGCCGAGGAATGGAAAGACGTACTGACAGCCGCTTTCGAGGGCGAAACGTCGCCACGGCTGGCTATGGGGCTAAATGGAGGGGTTGTTATGCTTGGCAGACGAACGAGCAAATACACCAA